TCAATCGCCGCTTTGACTGATGGATTACACGCTCCTACATCTTGAGGACGACCACCTTTCTGATGAGGTTCAACCGTGACGCTAATCCACGCCATAGGCGGTATCTTCTCATATTTAGCCAAGAGTTGAAAACCCGAGCGCCATTCCTTTGTGAGTTTTGCTCTCTCCCATCGGTTGCCAGCGCGTTCAGCATTAGTTGTCCAAGGACGCTGATTGAACTCAAGACGATAAATCGTCTGCTCTGCTTCATCGACCTGACAAAAACATTCCATGACTCAATCATGAGGGCTACTTCTTTTCATGTCCAGTTGCGTTTTTTGTCCGTTGTTGTCGATGTTCCACCAATCACCGTTTTGGTCTTGAAATGGAATTACTTCAGCCGCTTCAACCTTTTGGATTAGGTAGCCGAGTTCACGGGCTTTGACTCTGTTTGATTCAACCCAGCCGTGACAGCCGCTAGTTCCAGTTCCACAGAGAACAATTAAGTTTGCGGGTTCATGGAGCATTTCATTTTTTGAACCGCCCATCATTCGAGGTCGTCGATGATGAACTGATACTGGATAGCCTAAGAAATCTCTATTGCATCTTTCGCATTTATAGACAGCACGGGCAAGGACTACCCATCTTGTCGGTTCTGAAACTCTGTTTGGTTTAGCCTTTGCCATTGGAGCCTCTCGTCTGCGATGGCGTCCATGCAAGCAGGGCATACCGCTGACGCCGATTGAACCGCCATCTGCTGAACCAACCTACAAATCGAAACATCTTCATGAGTTAGGTGCCACCGTCCCATTATCATTTTCCAACGGAGCATCTTTACCTCTGTTCAATTTCTCAAGTAATTCTTTTTTAATTTGTGCTACATATTCAGGTGAGGCTTTTTTCTTTTCTAACTCTTGATATTCAAGCGCCATCAATCTTCCGCGTTCGCGCTCCCTCGAGTCGGCTAGTCTACGACGCCATTCACGATTTATGTGCGCTGGTGTAATCGCCGTGTCTAGGTTTGAATAATGCCAAGAAACAATTTTCTTCGCTTCATCTAAAGAGACATCTGAATCTAAAGACTCAGCCCAAGCACGGACCTTTAACTCATCGACCTGAATTCGTAGGTCATAGATTCCGATGAAGCCCAAGAGGATTGCGAGGTCAGAGAGACTCATTGCGGAACTTTTCTGCCAAGTCGATTGCTCTAATTGCTGATTGCTCATGTTTTGTTTTAACTCCCACTCCTCTTAGAACTAAATCCATTTGACGCATGGATGGAACTGTCCCGATGTAATCCAAAGCCTGTTCAATTTGGTCGGCGGTGTAGTCCCGCTTCTCTGCCGCTTCACAGATTGCCAAGAGCGAGTGCCATGCACTTTTGCCCAAAGGTTTAACTCTTTGCTTCTCCCACCATTTTCTAGCAACCGCTTCTGCAACCGCGACAACTGCGATAGCAGTTTCGTCGCTCTTTGTTGTAGATAGGACGGATGTATAGGACGGATGGTGCGGAGTGGCGTTGGGGAGTTGAGCCTCCAAAGTTGGGGAGTTGGGGGTATCTGAGTTGGGGAGTTCGACCTCCCCTAAACTTTGTTCCTCCCCTACGGAGTTGGGTAGTTTTTTCCATATCAACTGATAGACCGTGGCATTACCCCGAGAGTTTCCCTTGGTAATAATCTTCAAGTGTCCATCGGCAATCATCTCGTTGATAACTTTTCGGACATACTCAACCGAGCATCGACCCTTCGTGGCAAGATTTGATTGCGACGCAAAGAAGCGACCATCATCATGAGAAATATCTGCGAGCGCTAGGTGGATAAGGAGCCGAGTCCCGTCATAAGGCGAGTCCGACCAAACCTTTGTTATCCACCTGATACTCACAAATTACCTCCACAATGAGGGCAACATCTTTTGCGCCCTTGACTTTCAATTACTCGACCTTTGACACAACTGACATCGACATAAACTTTGCAACCATCACGGCTCTCTTTTAATCGGGCAATGCGTCCACTTTTATGAAGAACGGACAATACACCTGAAGCGGTGCCATGGTGAAGTCCAGTTATCTCGGAAAGTTCTTTCCAAGTTAAACCCGACATCTTCCGTTGAGACAGAAGGTTAAGTGCTTGCGCTTGACGCAGAGCAGTTTTACCTGACCTGTCTGCACGAAGCGCTCGCGCTTTTGAAGTGTCTGTCCCGCTGTGTCCTGAAGTTCCGTTATACGGTAACTCGGGCTGGTTCAAGAGTGCTGTCATCTTCAGATACCTCTTCCAATTTTGGTGGGTTCAATTTCGATTGTTGCTCTTTGAACTTGGCACGGAATTGGTCAAGAAGTCCAACTGGGTAGGCGTCCTTGTTCGCAGTTATGTATTGACCTACTTCAGATAAAGATTCAATCGTGGTTGATTGGTTAATCTTTGCGATGACTGCTTCAGGCGCCAAAACATCTTCGGCACTTGAACGCTCATAGGAATGTGCGTCGGGGTCTACCTCATCAGTCGGTAGTGAAAGTGATTGCAAGAGCGCTGTTCGAAATGCAACTGACATGGCTTTGGCTGTTGCCTTATCGCCTGAGTCCATTGCTTCGCCAACTACTGTTGCTTTGATTGCATCACCGTTTGCTCCGATGAATGTGTAACTCACTTTGACTCTGACATGACCCATAGCGGTTCGGTTCCGTCCAATCTCAACTGTTTGATATTCATACTCTTCGACTGAAGGAATGACTACGACACCGAACTTTTGAAGTGCTGGCGAAACAGCATTAACGACTGAATCAATTCCTCGGAAGTTAAATCCTTGGGATGTGTTCTTGTCCTTCTTTGCTATTCCTCCGACTGCTTTCATGACTTCGCTCAAGGCTTGAGCGATAGGTAATTTGTTTTCCATGTTCCCTCTCTCTATTCTGCGATTACAAACGAAACAGAAATCTCAGCAGGTATGACTTTAATTGCTGGGACAATTTCGCCTTGGGTTGATATTACTTTATCCTCGGACTGATTCAAAGCACCTAGGGCTTTTTTATCAACTTCTTTTTTGATTCGCACTAATTCAGGTGCATTGGTCTCAGCCCATTCAATGAACTTAGATTCATCCTCAATATCAAACTTGATTCGACCTGAAACAGTTTTGATGGTGCCGTGGGGCAGGACTATGCTTTTACGGTCCTTAGAGCGCTCCTGAAGGGCGTATGGGCGTAGGTTCGACTCAAACCATTCAGCATCTCTCTCAAGGTCTGTATTGACCTTCTCTAGCCATTCTGAGACCCTCTGTAATTCGCGGTCATAGATGGCTTTGTTATCTGCTTGCTTGCGTCGAATCGAGGCAAGTTTTCGCATTGCCCAATCTGCCTTTGAATCATCATCAACTTGAAATGGTTCACGGGATGGCTCTTCGATGATTTCAAAATCATCAACTGGTGTTACTTGTATTGCGTTGTCCATGTGGACTCCTCTCGTTAAGGGAGAGGTTACTAAACAGGGGTTAGATTGTCAAGCCCTATATCCCGATGATTTGTCCAACATACATCGAGGCACCGACAACCGTGGCGATGAAGAGCGCCCCGACGGTTCTGATAACCCACTCGGAGCGACTCTCCATCTTTTCAAGACGGTCTGTGATGTGGTCCATTGCCTGAGAGATTCTTTCTGTATCTGAATCGTAAACATCTTTACGCAGATAAGTTTGACCAACATTTAGGTTCATCTGCTTGACTTCCATGGTTAGGTCATCAAGCCGACGCATAACTTCTCCTAGGGTTGGTTGAATCTCTTCTGCCATGATTATCCTTTGTAAGCGGGGCGAGCAACGCCCATGATGAGTTTGTAGGCTCTCTTCTTAAGGAAAGCACCATCTCCATTGGACTGACTTCCCTTTGTGTCGCCGCTTGTATTTCCTTCATAAACCCACAGAGTTCCTTTGCCATCGTTCTTGTGAACAATGCCAACATGGTCTGCTTGGGCATCTTCATCAAATTGGAAGAAAGCAATATCCCCTGGCTTTGCTTGACCAACTGGGACAATCTGACCTTTCTTAGCAAACCATTTCAAACCTGCATCGCATGAAGCAAAACCTTTTTTAGATGATGCGGCGATTAAGTCTAAAACACCTGCTTCCTTGAAACACCAAGAAACATACATGGCGCACCAAGGTTGGTTGTTGAGTCCATACCACTTACCAAATTTTGTATCGTTGTTGGTGCCTTCTCGGAATCCAGCATCAACTTCGGCTTTTGCCGCCGCAAGAACTTTTTCGACTGACATTATTTTTTCTTCACCGACTTCTTGGCTGTAATCTTTTTGACTACGGCTTCGGTAACTCCATCGGCAATCTTGCCAAACGCAGGGTCCTTCGGATTAGCCGCTCTGATTGCGACGGGGAGGACGGCTGAAACACCAGCCGCTAAAATTGCTTTAAGTGCATCGCCATCAAGAGCAAGGATGTCCCCGCCTGTAATCA